TCCTTTCCCGTTCCCTCTCCTCTTTCTTCCACCTCCTCCATCTTCTCCATCTCCCCCACATCCTCACGCGTCAACAGCTCCTTGATCCTTGCCCATTGTCTTAGGTTCCTATACCTTTCCGCTTGCACTCCCCATTCCCTTCCCCATCCCCTTCTCCTTCCCCTTCCTCAACTCCCACTTTCTCACCAATTCCGTCACCACGTCAATGTCCTGTAACGCAGCCGACACCAACGTCTCAGCGTGTCTCAGCAATCCCTTCGCCCGGTAGAGGTCCCTCTCCTCCTCCGTCCGCCTCTCCCTCTCCCTCTCCCTCTCCTCTTGGCCACCTGACGTAGACATCACACACGAACCTCTCTCCGTCGAACGTCTGATTCCTGGTCGCAACTTCAATCCCCGGAAAACGCTTCCTCAACTTGGCAGCGTTACTCGGGTGCATTTCCTGGCCATACAGAATCCACCAGCCGGGACTCTTCTTCAGTGCCTCTATCTTCCGCCTGATTTCATCGCCTACCTTCCGGCGTGGGGGGAGGGAATCGAGGCCCCATTCATTCGGGTCACTCAAGTCACTCAAGTCACTCATGGGCATTCCACTTTCTCACTCGCGACATGACACCAACCCAACTCGGGGTCGGCGTAGATTTTGGCCCCACAGTTCTGGCAGATGGACTCGTCCTTGTCTTCGTCCCTCTTCCGTGGGTTCGCCACATCCTTCCACTCCCCATTCCCATCTTCCATCTCTACTCCTCTCGTTCAATGAACTCGGCCCTGAACGTCTCCTTCGCGGTCCTTTCACCGTGATTCAAATGCCCTAACACATACCCATCCGGGTACACATACACCCGGTTCTGCAATATTCCGCTCCCCCTCTGCCACAGATCTCGCCTCACCGTCCCACAGTTCTGGCACTGGAACGACATTGGCTTGTACTGCAAGCTCGCTAGCTGTGGCTCCCAGTCATCGGTCGGGAACTTCACCCACGCATGACCAATAGCCCGGCAGAAGACGCTATTGTCACTCGCACGTCTCACCGCAGTCGGGACGTTCTTCGCGTGTCCTGGCATGCTCACTTACCTTTCGATAATCAGTTCAATGATCTGAGCCGGATCCAGCTTCCCAACCACCTTCACCAGTGTTCGACGGAGGATGACGTTCTCCGACCTCAGCTCCTCCATCACCTCCACTTCCCCTTCCCCTTCTCCTTCTCCTTTCCCGTTCACAGCGACAAGGGCAGCTCCGATTCCAACTACCCCAATTTTCCCAACTCCCATCCCGATCCCCATCCCGATCTCCGTCTCACCAATCGGCATCCCCTCTTGGTTCAGGTATTCCTGGATGGCCGCCCCGAACTTCTCCTTTGCCTTCGCCGTGAGCTTGGTCTCAACGATGCGCTTGTTGTTCGTCCTCTCGCTGACCCGCTCGAACTTGCACTCCACCAGCTCCTGCCTCTGCAAGTACGTCATCGTCCCGCTGTGCGTACTCTTCGAGATAGGCTTGATCCCGAACCCGTCTGCCCTTGTGTTTGCGGCTTCGATGATCTCCCTGGTGCAGTTCCTTGACCGATACACCCCACCCATTGCCCACAACTCGGCCATCAGCATTAACGTGTAGGGCGGGTTTCTCCACCACTCAGTCTCGCCTCCAGCCTCCCTCACCCTCATCGGAGAACGACGTCTTGCCACTCCAGCCCTCCTCCTCTTCATCCCTTCCCCATCCCCTTCTCCTTCCTCTTCCCAATCCATTCCTGCAACCCCTGGAAACAGTCCTCACAGAGGTCCATCTCCTGTGGATCACCGCTGAACCCGCGACGGATCGTCATTGTCACCGTCATGTTTGACTCTCTGAACGACGTCTTGCACAGGTCGCAAACCACCATCGTCACTCTTGTCATGTGTTATCTCCTATTTCACCCATGCCTTTACCGTGGGCCTCGTGTCCATCGGCGCCTCCTTCGGGCCCTTCACATACGGTGCGATCCATCTCGGACGTCGTAGTGTCCAGCCCTTCCCGTACGCCTGTTGCCGCCAATGCCCCGTCACCACCCATCTCTGGTGGTACTCCCTCTTCCTCCCTCCTTCTCCATCTCCATCCCCACTCCCACTCCCATCCCCTCTCCCACTCCTCTCCCTTTCCACGGCAGCTCTCAGCCGGATCACCCTCACCGGGCTGAGTTTCCTCCCCTTCCTCTCTGCCTCTCTCCTCTGTTGTCTCGGAGGCAGCTTCTCCCCCACTTCCGCCACACCGGGCTGACTCGCCAATAACAGCATCGCGGCCAGTGTCCTTCGATCCTCGGCCATCGATGCTTCCTGCAACTCACTCAACCCGCCTAATAGCGCATCGGTGTCCTCGCCCTCCAGCCAACTCACCCGACCGAGCGGCAATAACCGCTTCTCCCCCGGCTCAACGAAGTACAGCAAAATACTCAGCCCCATCCTCCCCCTCCCCGCATTCCACCCGGAATACTCGGCAGGGTGCCAGGTCATCGCTCCAACCGGAATCGGCGGCTCATCAGGCTTCGCACTCATCCCGAAAATCGGGTCGGCGAACACCACCAGCCCCGCACTCCGGTAACTCCCATCATGGGTCACCAACCCACTTGTCAACGTCGTCGGGGGGAGTTCTGTCCTCGCGTGCTCCAGTAACGCGCACATCTCCTCACCGACAAACCATAGGTCCGCCTTCTCGGCCCAGAACCTTTCCTCATCGGCGAAGTACTCATTCACGTCCCCACTCACATTCAAGATCGGGGCGATCTCGGCCAATACCCCACCCTCACTCCAATCCCCAACCAACAACTCCCTCAGCTTGGGGACGTCCTCGGGCCTGACACTTACTCCCGACTCCCACCCACTCCCAACCCCACTCACGGCAGTTCTCCGCCGTACACCAGCATGTAGTTCCCCTCTACAAACGGGAACTCCCATCCGCACGCGCTGCACTCCATCTGCTCGAACACCGTGTCCGCGACGCTGAACACACACCGTTCCCCACACTTCGGGCAGGTTGCCTTGAAGTACACATGCGCCTCAATCCCCTCCTGCGCGGCCTTCATCACTGCTTCGTTGGCTCCGGCGATCAGTTCCCTCACCGGGTAATCCTCATACTCACCCATCCCACTCACTCCCATCCCATCCATCTAACAACACAGGAAAACCCCCCGCATCGCGAGGGGCAATCCTGTGTCCTTAGACCATCAGACCGACAAGTTCCCGGAGTACTCTCCGTTCTGGTCATACACCGACGTCTCGTTCAGCAACTCCCTCATATCGCTCTGGGTGTTGCCCTGGACCTGGTCAACAATCTCGCTCGCAGCACTGTCCATGTCCGGTAGCTCCTCCCTGATACCATCACTTGCGGCCGTGACGATCTCATCAAGCATCTCCCGCACATACCCGTCCAAGCCCTTGTCCTCTGGCTTGTCCTTCGCACTCTGCTGCAACTCGAACTGAGTTCTCAGCCCCCTCGCGGCGTGGACGAAATCACTCGTCGCTAGCGGTCCAATCTTGCCCTTGTTCCTTCTGAGCATGTACCGCTGCGCCCGGTTGATCGCCTCCTTCGCGAAAGCTGGCATGTAGCCGTCCATCGCAACCGCAATGGCAGCCCAATCCATCTCTTCCTCCAGTTGCCCCGGCAACACTGAGACTTCAACAAGCCTCCGTATCCCCGCAGCGTCCAGCGCTCCGATATGGATCACACCGTCGATCCTTCCCGGCCTCAACATCCCGGCGTGGATCTCCTCCTTGTGGTTTGTCGTCGCCACGCAGATGACATCCGAGTCCTTCGTGTCGATCCCGTCGAACATGTCCAGCACCCGGCTCATATGGTCCCTACTGCCACCATATCCGCCAAGTGTCTCGACATCCTCGACATGCACCACACACGGCGCATACAACTTCGCCGTCTGAAATGCCACCCGGAGATCGTCAATTCCTGGTCTCACGAAAATGAACGTCCAGCCGTTGTCCACCGCAACCTTCGCGGTCAACTTTGCGCCGAGTGTCTTCCCAGTCCCGTACGGACCCTCAAACACCACGGCCCTCTTCAACGGCAAACCCAGCTCCCGGTTCTGCTCCGGGTATCGGATCAAGCACCAGACATTGGCGTCCAACTCGGTCAACACTTCCTCCGAGTACACCACCTTCGAGGGATCGAACTTCCCTAGATCCAAGAAGTCTGGGTTCTCGGCACCGTTGAACGCCTTGCCACGGTAGATCGAACTCTCTTCAAGTTCTTCCTGCACCAAGTTGAAAACACCGTTGATCTCGTCTCGGAAACGGCGTGGTCCCGTTGCTGACAGTAGGTACACGGGTCCATTGTCCCCGCTCGCCGCCATCGACACGAACACCACGCCATCCAGCCCTGGAACGTCAAACTCGCCCCACGGCACGCTGATCAACTCGTCCGGCCCAACCTGAACTTCTCGCGTCTCCGCCATCTGAAACAGGCTGTTCCGCTGGTGCATGTGGCCGTATGCCTTCACCAACACCCGCTGAGTCGCCACAGCTCCATCCCATGGACGGTACTTGTACTCCCGTGAGAATCGCTGCCGCTCCTCTTCTTCGTCGGCCATCTCGATCAAATGGATACCGGCAGTCCGCTTGCTCTCTTCTCGCTCCGGCAATACATACTTCCGGCCCTCGAAGATAACGTCGTCGTCCTGCTTCAAGTTTCCACTCGCCGCCGCCAACAATTCACGGATCTGCTGGAGTGTCCGCTCTTCTTCGCTGTACTGCAACTGAACTTTTGGCATCTCCTGTTTCCCTCTTCCGTTTGGATGGCACGGAGAGTACGCCGCATTACCCACAACACGGATCCCTCCGTGCCGCGTGCTGGACCACCCAGCACAAGAGGCCGCACCCACACTCACGCATGGATGCGGCCGATGTGCCGCCCCAATCACAAATAACCGGGGAGGTCCCTACCGAAATCGAGATCGTTCACCTTCTTCTCGATCTCACGTTCCGCTTGACTCACCTGCTTCCCCTTCAGCGCATCCCCATGGACACGCATCTCGGCCACGGAGTTCGCCGTCTCCCGTACGAACTCCACATCGTCCTCGGGAACGCCCAACATCTGGCTTCCCCTCTCACACACCGACTGCCGCTTCATCAGCACGGCCTTCAGCGCGTTGTGCGCTCCCTCCCCGTACTCCTGGCAGAGGGACATCTCCAGAACACTGAAGATGTTCGCCAACCCCGTCCCCATCTTCAGCATCTGGGCTCTCGCATAGGTAGCGGGATCGTCCATATCCACGATGAACTCGGTCAGCATGATGACGACATCCTCTTCGTCCGTCGTCTCCACGATCACCCGTCCATCTCTGGTCGAGTACTTCGCCATTACAAACTCCTTCCGTTGTTACCATCTACCTGTGCCAAGTTGGCACAGGCGGGAGGGTCACACCGGCACGGAAGAACACCGCTTGACCCTCCCGACTGTACCAACTCAGTGATCCGTATGGGAGTCGAACCCATGTTTGCAGATTGAAAATCTGCCGTCCTCACCACTAGACGAACGGATCTGACTTTACCTCGCGTCCTGGTCGAACAACTCAGTCGCCTTTGCCCTTCTCACCCTCCTCGCCTCATCCAAATACACAATCTCGGCAACCCTCGCGTCCTTCGCGTGCTTCTCGAAGTCCCCACCACAGCAACTCTGCATGCCGCTCTTCAACTCCCTGCGGCTCACAAACCCACCACACTCCGGACATTTCATCTCACTTCCCCCTTCCCCTTCACCTTCTCCTGCTTGTCGCGCCACCAACTCGCGACACTCTCACCCATCGCCTGGATCCAAGCCCAACACATCCAGCTTGCGAAGATGAACACCAACACCCCAACTAACGCCATTCCCCAACTCCTTCCGTTCTCCCGTTCCACAACTCACCGACTCACCGACTCCGGCGCTTACTTGATCCTGCTTTCCCCATCCCTTCCACCCGTCCAAAAATGCCAAGAGGCCCGGCTCCGGGGATCACTCCCCGGAGCCGGGCCGATGGCACTTCCAGCCCTCTCAGTGTCCGCGCTTGCGCGTGATGCTCGCCTGAAGCTGGTCATTGCGCCCCAGGTGATTGACCGTCCACCGGTAGTCCTCGTGGCCGAGCGGGATCACTTTGCTCAGCCACGTTTCGAGCTGGTCTTTGTCGCTCCCCCGCTTTGAGGAGAAGTCCAAGGGCTCGGGGACCGTGATCGGCCCGAACGCCAGCTTGAAATCCTCCGGGAGGGCGGGAAGTGTCCTCACGTACTCCCCAAACCCATCGGCGAGGATCTCGCAAGTGCTCCGGATCGCGGCTTGGGCTCGCATCAGTTTGACGCTCATCCCACCCGTCGAGAGCTTGGACGCATCGGCCCCACCGGCCGCGAGCTTCGCGGCAAGCATGCTCTCCAGACTCGCTACCGTCTCTGATAGCTCGTCCGCGTGAAGCTCGACCACGTCCGCTACTGCTGTTGATTCACTCATGTCCGTTCCTTCCGTTGTCGCGACGCGCACGATGCGCGCCACGCGGTCACCGAAGTCCCCCCCGGTCACCGCGTGCCACGCACCCTGTTCGCCGCGCTCCACGTTCACCATGTTCACCATGTCACCTCCTTCCCCGGTTCGCCTGTTCCCGCCACCCGTGCGGATCACCTGTGATTGTCTCACGGGAACATGAACAGCAGGTAACATTCAAGTGAACGATAGATGAACAAACTATTAGGTATATTCACCCATCCCCTTGCATGACCATGCACCCTCCGGGGGACTCTCCCTTGTACAAGCAACCTTCCCGCGCTCTCCCCCTTGCCTGTACACGCACTGTTTGCACACACAACAATCCCAAAGCCCCACGCCCTGCCTCCCCCCCAGCGATAGAGCGGGCCTCAACGGACAGTGGATTTTGGGGTCCTGGAGGGGAGAGAGAGAGATTGACAGGGGGGTGGGAAGATGGTCAGAATGCGGGGCGAAATGTTTGAAATGAGCGGCAAATAAACGGCAAGTGACCGAATCGACCGTGCAATTTGTACGGAGGGAAGATGGATGCCGACTTCGACATGGATAGTGGTAGTGATATTGGCAGTGGTGGTGGCAGTGGTAGTGGCTGGGATGGGGACGTGGATAGCGGTGAGATGGAGAATGGGGAGGCAGGATGGGCGAGCGAGTGGGAGGAGCGTGAAATCGAGCGGCAGTTGGCCGAGATCGAGCGGGGGATTGGGGGAATCGGAGGGGGGCGTGATCGTGCGGACGGAGTTTCTGGAGAAGTTGGTGCTCCGCAGCCTCAGACTGGAGTACCCGGAGGACCTGGAGGCCCTGGACCCGTCAGACCCCCGCGCAAGCTCTCGGGCCTTCCCGCAGCCGGGAAGCCCCGCAGACGCCCGCACCGGCTCCCCAACCTCCCCAATCTCCCCGGCCTGGCAGGACCCGACGATGATGCCGCTCGCCATGGAGGAGACCCTCCGACGCGAGCAGGAGGAGCTGGATCGCCGGATCCTCTTCTACCAGACCCGCCTGGCGACAACGACCGAGGAGTACGAGGACAGCGAGCGAACCCGCCAGCTCCACGCATTAGACGAAAGGGAATCGAATCCCTCCGGCTTCTCGGACCACGAGTCGACCTTGCCGAACCAACAAGAGGGTTAGGCCGGATCAACTCCGCCCCGGTCCGAAAGCAGGGTCACTTCGCCTCAACCTCCTTCCACGCCCACCTCCGGGACATGAAGTTCTTACCGAACGGGGATCTTCAGGCCTCCTTCATCATCCCCTACGAGGACCGCACCCCGGCTATTGCCCTCGCTGATGCCTATGGCGTCGACCTCACCTTCTCGGTCGAGCGCCGGGCCTACGACGGCCAACCCCAATCCCCATCCCAATCCCCTTCCCAATCCCCTTCCCAACCCCCACCCTCCCTCCATGGCAACCCTCAGTGACATCGCCGCCCGGATGCTCGTCCGGGGCATCGACGTCCCCACGGTCGCGGACGTGCTCGACGTCGAGATCGAAGACCTCTACGCCCTTCGCAACACCCTCCACGTCGACATCGACCAGAACGACGCGGTCGGTGCCCTCAACCGCCTCGCCTGGCGGGCCTATGAGAAGGGTATCGAGATGCTGGAGACCGGAACCCCAGCCGCCAAGATGCAGCTCATCCGCATGATGATCTCGATCATGCGCGGCCTTCTCGGCTCCAAGTCCCCGAAGGAGATGCAGGAACTCACCTCGGAGTTCCGGGAACTGATCGAACTCTCCGACACCCAGGGCGACGACTCCACCCCCGACTCCCCCATCCAGCTCATCACCGAGGACACCCCCGATGCGCCGCCTCTCTCTCACACCCCTTATTGAAAAGCTCGTCATCAGCTCTAAAGATGCCACCATCGAGAACATCAATCTCTCCAACCCCTACGGCCGGGACTACGACTTCGCCTGGGCACAACGCATCCTCATCAAAGAGGTCGAGCGGCAACACAACATCCTCCAGCAACCCGTCCGAATCGCCGTCTTAAAGGCCCGACAACTCGGCATCACCACTATCACCGAGGCGGTCCTGTTCAACTGGGGGTTCGTCTTCCCCGGTACCAATGCCCTCGTCATCGCCCACGAGACCGACACCTCCCAGTCCGCCTTCGAGAAGAACGTCATGTTCTGGGAGAACTGGCCGTACAAGGACTTCTACCGTCTTCGCTCCACCACCCAGCGCCGGATGCAATGGGAACATGGATCGTCCGTCCGTATCGCCACCGCCAAGAACGTCAAATCCGGCCGTGGCCGCACCCTCCAAGCCCTCCACGCTACCGAGTGCGCCTTCTGGGACGACCCCGAAACCCTCATGACCGGTCTCCGACAGACCATCCCCAACAAACGAGGCACCATTGTCATCCTTGAATCAACGGCTAATGGCGTGGGAAATTGGTTCCATGGCGCGTGGGAAGATGCTGTCGCCGGTATTAACGATTACGTTCCGCTGTTCTTTTCTTGGCTTCATCACTACGAATATGCGCTTCCACTCACCACCATTAATGCTAAGCGGCCTGACCTTGACCAAGCTGAACGACGCCTTGTCCGGCTTGGGGCCGATCTGGAGCACATCGAATGGCGACGTTATGCCATACCATCTCTCTGTCATGGTGACGAAGCGTATTTCTGTCAGGAGTACCCTGCGACTGCTGAGGAGGCTTTCCTTACTACTGGACGCAACGTCTTCCCCCTCGACAAGCTTGAGAAAGCCTATCGGCCGATGGATGGTATCAAGGGGGAAGTCCTAGAGATCAACGGTCGCTTCCAGTTCTACGAAGACCCCCTTGGCCATCTCACCGTCTTCCGCTACCCATCCTCCGACCGCCAATACGGCACCTACATGGTTGCCGGTGACCCCTCCCGTACCACCCTCGGCGACAACGCCTGCATTCAAGTCCTCAACCGCAACACCTTCGAACAGGTCGCCGTCTGGCACGGAAAGATTGACCCCGTCACCTTTGCCGACGAGATGGCCAAGATCGGCTACTACTACAACATCGCCGAACTTGCCCCCGAGATGGAAGGACCCGGTTACGCCACCATCGCCGCTCTCATCAAGATGAACTACCCGAAGCTCTGGAAGTTCCGGCGTGCCGACCGTGGTGGGACCTCAGCCATCGCCATGAACATCTACGGCTGGTCGACCAACTACCAACGCAAGCACTGGGCTATTGGCAACGTCGTCCGTCTCCTCTACGACAACTCTCTCATCATCCACGACACCGAGACCTATCACCAGATGCGGAACTACGTCGTGCTCGCGAACGGTGAAATGGGTAATGCACGGGGACAGTGGAAGTACGACGACGCCGTAATGGGACTCACCATCTCGGTCATCTGCACTCTTACCGAAGGCCCTGTACAGATGATGGAGGATCGTCCATTCCCCGGCACCGACATCGGCGGTACCCCTCCCTACGACGCTTGGCCCCAATCCCCCTACCCATCCCCGTCCCCCTCCCCATTCCCATCCCAATTCGCTTGACACCACTCCCCCCTCCCGCCATACTCACCCGGTATGCCCCTTTACGAGTGGCGTTGTCCCAAGTGCCATGCCCTCACCACCACCACCGACAACTCGACTCCTCCAACCTGCACCCTCTGTACCATCTCCCTCCATCGCCGCTACACCTTCTACAAGCCAGCCCCCTTCACCCCCCACTTCAACGTCTCCCTCGGTCGCCACGTCTCCTCACGCCAGGACTTCCTTGAAGGCCTGAAAGCCGCTTCCGACTCCGCCACCGAACGTACCGGTATCCCCCACAACTACGTCCCCATCGACATCGCCGACCGTGATGCCTTCGGTGCAACCGATGAGTCCATGGACGACTACCACCGCCAGCACCACGACTCCCCTACCTACGACCAACTCCGTGAGGTTCACGCCTCGGAGACCGGGGGCATCTAACCCCGATGGCAACCACCGTCGAGACCGCCTCACTCTCCGATCTCGAACTTGTCTCCAAGCTCGAAACCCTCTATTCCAACGCCCGCATGCGGAAGACCCGCCACTATGAGGAGTGGCGGCGTAACTACCTTCTTGTCAACAACAAGATGTGGTCGGAGGCCCGCACCGCCAACTGGATGCCGTCCCCCACCTCCTCGGAAATCTTCCCCATCATCTCCTCTCTCATCGCCTGGATGACCGACCAAGCCGTCATCTTCTCCTGCTCCGCCGCAGCCGATCCCCACACCCTCTACGCAGACTGGCTCAACAAACTCTCCAACGACCTCGAAAACATTCTCCAGTCCAACTGGCTGAACAACAACCTCGATGACGAGATCTACCTCTCCTGCTGGGATGCCGCCCTCTACGGCTGCGGCATCCTCAAGACCGTCTGGGACTCAGGCCTCCATGACGGTCTCGGAGACGCCGTCTTTCGCCGCATCTCCCCCTGGTCTTTCTATCCCGATCCCAACTCCTCATCCATGAAAGACGCGCAGTACTTTGTCGAAGTCCAACGACTCTCCTTCGAAGAAGTCCAACGCCGTTTCCCCCTGGCGTATGATGAGATCATTGCTAATGAAGCTTCCCTCGCCCAAGGCCCCGGCACGGACTTCGACTCGCCACCGTCGCTCTACGACGCGGACCAATACCCCAAGACCAACCCAGGACAGCTCCCCCAGTCCGGTTCCTATCCAAAGTCCAATTTCGGAGCATCAGCGCCTGGAACTTTTGGCCGCCCTGGTCAGGGCCGCCGCACTCGCGCGGCAGTCTCAGACGGCGTCATCGTCCACGAATTCTGGATCCGAGAAAACCGAGTCGAACCCCTAGACGAGTCCCCCGTCAAGGAACCCCCCAACCCCAACTACGCCTATCCCGACCCCGTCGTCTACGACGAATGGCGGGTCGTCGTCGTCTGCTCCGGTGTCATCCTCATGGACGAGCACGCCAAGGACCTCTGGGGCACGGGACGTCACCCCTACACCCGCTACTGCTTCGATGACGTCGGTGAGTTCTGGGGCGTCTCCCTCGTTTCCCACCTCGCACCCGCCCAGATCGCCATCAACCGCCTGCTCGGTGCGATGCAGTCCAACGCCGAACTTATCGGCAACCCGATCTTCATGGAGCCGGATGACTCCGGCATCTCCCGTACCGCCATCATCAACCGGCCCGGGCAGCGTCTCCGCCTTAAGGGTGGCCCAAACGCCTCCCCCAACCAACCATCTTGGCTCAATCCTCCCAACATGCCGCAGTTCATCGGCGACTTGATCCAGTTCTGGATCCAGCGCATGGAGAACATCTCCGGCCTCTCCTCGGTCACCAAGGGCCAACCCCCTCCGGCCCGCACCCCGTCCGCTTCGGTCGCCGCCTCCCAGGAGTCCGGCTTCGTCCGCGTTCGCCAGGCCATGCGAAATCTCGAAGACTGCCTCCGCACCGCAGGTGAACTCATCGCCGAACTCATCACCGAGAACTACACGACCCCCCGCGTCGTCGCCATTGTCGGTCCTGAGGGCGAACAGGCCTCCCTCCAGCTCTCTGCGCGCCACTTCTACGGCACCTCCGACGAGGGTTCGCTCCCCTTCCGCTTCTCCATCTTCATCGACGCGGGCGCGAACAACCCCACCTCCCGCCAATCACGCATCGCCGAGGCCGACACCCTCTTCGCGATGGGCGCAATCGACCGTCTCGCCGTCCTCCAGACGCATAACTATCCCGGCGCACAGCTCATTAACCAGCGCATGGAACAAAAAGAGCAGCAGCAAGCCCTCGCCCATCAACAATCCCAACGCGGTCCGGGCAAACGTGTCTCGGCAGGAAGGAACACCTAATGGCTCGCAAGTCCCATCCCGGTTTCAAGGCCGTTCAGTCTGACATCGCGAAGCGTGAAGGGGTCAGTAAGGATCAAGCCGGTGCCATGCTCGCTGCCTCTACCCGTCGTGCTGGCAAATCGGCCCGCAAGCGCAACCCACGCCTGAATCGAGTCCGTGGAGGGAGACGATGACCAAGATAACTATCCCCACCATCCTACCCCCTTGTACAAACATCCCCATTGACTTTTCCATCCCCGTCCCCGTACCTTCCGCGTAATGCCGAACTTCTACGAGGACGGCCGGTCCACTCCCGATCTCCGCGACGACTTCGAGGAGTGTGACCCCGGCGTCATCGCCATTGGCCACGGTCGTCTCGGTCTCAACACCTACTCGGACAACGACGACGACGACACCGACATGGACTACAAGATCCTTCATTACCGCCGCAACACCTGTGAGTTCGCAGATGACGGCCCCATTCCCGATCCCTACAAGCACAGAAGGCAGCTCTAGACGTTGATTTCGACCGCAGAGGAGGTGATCCCCTTGGCTCGTCGGCACGGGCGGCACGGTCGCCGGAAGTAGTCCACAGAGCGGATGGGCCGGGGGTCTCAATCCTTCCGATCACTGCGCGTTCGTGCGGCCCCCGGTCCCCGCTCCCACTCCCACCCACTCCCACCACATCAACCCACTCCCACCCACTCCCTATGATCTCCCACCCACCAAAGCCCTCCAGGCGTATCCCACGCAAAGGAGTCCGTCACTGATGGCAAACAACACCGGCAACCGTGGCTCCAAGGCCCCGATCATCAAGCAGGGCCAGACTTCCGGCAGCTTTGGCAACGACCCTGCCTCGAAGGAAGTCAACAAGCCCGCCACCCCTTACTCCAAGTAACCCACCCCGCTCACCATGGCTGCTCCCCCTTCCACCATGACCGAGGCGCTCGGCAAGATCGTCTCGGACATCTCACAGGCCATGGTTGCACCCGACGCCGACCTCCCCTTCCTCACCACGCTCCAGGGGGTCATCGTCGGGCGGATGCGTCAGGGGGCGGGGGGCGGAATGTCGCCGCCTGGTGGGCCTGGAGGGCAGCCCCCAGCACCCCCTGGGGCCGGTCTGCCTCCGGCAGCGGGTGGCCCCGGTGGTCCGCCGCCCCCTGGTGCCGGTGCCGGTCCCCTTCCCGGAGGACCGCCTGGAGGCTTGCCGCCAGGTGCCGGACCTCCTCCCGGTGCTCAGCTCGCCGGTCCGCCCGGACCGAACGGTGTCACGCCCCTCGCCCCCGCTCCCAACCCCGATGAACTCCGTCGCATGATCGCCCAGAAAGCCGGTGCCTGATGCCCGCCACCATCCCGCCCGAGGAAGACGCCCAACTCCGCGCCCTCTTCGCCCAGTTCGAGTCCGAGACCACCACTCCCGATTCCGAACCCCTTCCCGATTCCGAACCCGAAGACGAGCCACTCCCCGACGACGAGCCGGACGAAGGGGGAGACGATGAACCCGACGACGAGCCTTCCACCTCCCCCTCCACCTCCACCTCCCCCTCCCCCTCCCCCGAACCATCCGAAGCCACCGTTGACATCAACGGCACTTCCTTCACCCACGCCGAACTCGCCGATCTCCTCCGTCTTCGTGAATACCTGGACGGATCTCTTATCGAGTCGACACGCTCCGCCTCACAGGCGCTGGAACAAGCTCGACAGCAGGCCTCAACCTTTCCTCCCAATTCTCCATCTCCAGCCCTCGCCGACGTTTCCGAGGCCCCGACCCCACCCCCCGATCTCGACCTAGACGACCCCAACATTCGCGTCCTCTGGGACAATTACGCCCAGCTCTCCCAGATGGTCGAGGCCCAGCGCCTCGAACTTGTCCGTCGCGAGAACGTCGAGACCGCCTCCTTCGTGGAGAAGGCCTGCGAGGACTACCAGTCCAAGTACCGCCTCGACAACTCCAAGATGGAATCCCTCCGCCTTTCCGCCGCACAGACCGGTGTTGGCCTCGCCCTCCGTAACCAAGGCAAGTCTGTCTACGACTCGGTGATCGGCGCACTCGACGCTGCCTTTTGGTCCAACCCCACGCTCCGTGAGGCCTATCTCCAGGGCGTCGAGGCTGATAACAAGACCCGTGCCTCTGCCCAGCGCCGTAAGGAGCAGAAGCTCGCCTCCATCTCCGGTCGTCAGTCAGCTCCTCGTACCACTCGTCCGCCAGAGTCAATGACGCGTGAAGAGCGCAACCAAGCGATGATCGCCGAACTTGCCGAAGCAATCGGAGAAAGGTAACCCCAAATGGCCGTCACTCCTGTCGGAACCGACGTCGTAACGTCAATCTCCCGGCGTTACATCGTCCCGCAAATCGCCGACAACGTCTACCTCTCGAACCTCTTCTTCCACCGCCTGAACTCCGCCAACCGGCGTATCGTCCAGGGTGGTTACCAGGTCGAGCAGCCGCTCATGTACGCGAAGATGGCGGCTGGAGGCCCGTACTCCGGCTTCCAGACCCTCAACATCGCGCCCTCTGACACCATCTTGAACGGTGCCTGGCAGTGGCGGCAGTACTACGTCCCGATCACCGTTGACGGCCTCACCCTCATCAAGACCGACGCTCCCGACGCCATCGCCAACTTCCTCAACGTCTACTTCGCGCAGGCTGAGATGGAACTCTCCGACCAGCTTGGCAACGGTGTCTGGTCGGACGGCGTCACCAACCAGCTCCACATTGACGGCCTCATCGGCGCAGTGGACGACGGCACGATCCTCGGCACCTACGGCGGTCTCTCCCGGACCACCTACCCGTGGTGGAAGTCCAAGATCGACAACGCCACCGCTGCGTCCTCACTCACCGCCTACCAGGCCCTCATGGGAAACTGTACGCAGGGTGGCCGTCACCCGACGATCATCGTCGGCACCCAGTCCGCGTACAACTTCTTCTACACCCTCAACACCTCCGTCCAGCGCTTCCCCTCCCAACCGGGAGGCCAGGACGAACAGCTCGCGGCGGCAGGCTTCACGAACCTCCTCTTCGATGGCGTCCCCTTCACCGTTGACTCCCACATCTCCACCGCGCCGGGCTTTGTCGGCCCAGCCGGTGGCACGCCGACCGGGAACGTCTACTTCATCAACGAGGACTTCATGTTCCTCTACGTCTCCCCCAAGGCGAACTTCACGCTCGAAGACTTCCAGACCGCCATCAACCAGGACGCCATGGTCGCGAAGCTCCTCTGGGCCGGGAACATCATCTTCTCCAACGTCTCTCTGTCCGGCAAGTTCACCAAGATCGCCTCGTAGAAAGGTCACCTCATGGGTCTCGCCCAGATCGAAAACCCAAATATCGCCTTCAACTCGGCGGGCCAAGACAATCTCATCACCCCGGCCCGCCTCGAAGTCGTCGCCATCTCTGGTGGGGCGGTGGTCATCGGCACCGCGGTCGCCTTCACCATCAACACCGCGGGTCAGCTCGTCGCCACCGCAGCCGGTGTCGCCCAGATCGCGCAGGCCGGTGGCTTCGCCCTCGACTCCGCCTCCGCCGCGGGCCAGCCCCTCCGCGTCTCCTGTGTCGGCCTCACTCAGGTTGCCGGTGGCGCGTCGGTCGCGGCGGGTGCGGCCTTTGCCATCGGCGCGAATGGCCTCACCGCGGCTGCCTCGGCCACCATCGGCTCCAACTGGGGCATCGCCATCCAGGCCCAGTCGGCCGGTGGCGCGCTCTACTGGGCCTGGGTCGGGAAGATGTAAGGACGCACCAATGCCCTCCTACGACAGCCTCCTCCAGGTCACCAACGACTCCGAGAACTCCACCTACCTCTTCTCGTTCAACTCCCAACGTGTCTCAATCCCACCGGGTCAGACCCGCCTCGTCCCTTTCGATGCGGTCATCAACCGACTCGGCGACCCACGCTCGGGACCGATCCGCTCTCGCATCCAGCCCGAAGAGGGTGGAATCCCCATCGATGTCCCCTCCCGCTATGAGGAGATCTGTCGTCTCGCCATCATCTACGGCCTCTACACCGACAACGTCAACGCTCCATCTCACATCGATTCAGCCGAGCGCCAGACCCTCCTCGACGTCATCCCCCGAGTCACCGTCTCCAACCCAGCCGACGACTCCCCGGAACCCATCATCTTCCCCTGTGACGATCCCTTCTGCGACCGATTCTCCCCGGACACCACCGACCAGTCACAGAATGCCATGCTCCAGCGTCAGCTCGACGCCATGAGGAAGAAGATGATCGTCATGGAGCAGGTCCTCAAACAACACCCTGCCAATCCCATCACAGGGCAGACGGGCGAGCAGGTTGCAGAGGATACGCCTGACCTTCCAGCAACCCAGCAAACCATCAATAGGGGGACTGCTCGTCGTACGGGCTGACCCAACCAGCCCTGCCCTGGGACGACCCTCACCAAAGTCTGCTCACTTCTTTGGTGGGGGTCGTTCTACGTCAGACAAAGGACACCAAGGATACACACCAATGCCGCTCTCTCCGAACATCCCCCACTACCCGTCCTATCCCCTCTTCCCCCTCCTCAATCGTCTCGCTGAGGTGGTTGACGAGATCGCCTCCCTCACCCAGTCCTACTGGCAGATGCAAGCCGACGAGACCCGCACCAAGGGCGAGGCCTACCTCGACTCCCCCGAAGAGACCGTTGCCGCCAAACAACGCGACGTCGAACTCGCCACCTACCATCTCACTGCCTCGGTCCTTGAAACCCGTGCTCGCCTCGAAGCCCTTCGCGAGGAACGGAACCTCATCATCCTCCTCATCAACCTTCCATCGAGAAAGGGAACCGATGCCCAGGACATCGCACAAGCGGCCATATAACGCCTCTGGAGGGAATACCCGTAAGCAGATCGCCATCGCCAGAAAGGCCTCCAGAGCCTCCAAGGCCTCCAACGCCCGCTACCGTCCCCATGCCACCCGCTCTCGCGGCCGCAGTTCCCTTCCCTCTCACATGGTCTAGTCACCATGGTCGCCTCCAACCTCCTCACCATCCAGGGACAGGTCTGGAACATCCCCTCTGGCGGGCCGAAGAAGATCTACGTCTCTCTCTCCAACGCCAACGCCAACATCGGCGGCATCCAGGACATCTCCATCGCGGGTAACACCTCCGGCACCGTCAACATCCCGACCGGTGCCGTCTCCTGCCTCATCGTCCCCGTCTCCCCCTTCGCCACCACTCTCACCCTCGCCACCCTCGCCATCTCACCCTCACTCCCCTTCCTCCACTCCTTCCCTTCCGGCTCCTCCAACTTCCCTCTCAATCCCACCGGTTCCGGTACCTTCCAATACGAGATCACGTTCATCTAGCCCATGCCGGGTCAGTTCACGCGCTCAGAGGGCTCACTCCAAGTCCTCAAGATCTCTGACTTCACATCCGGTATCCGCTCCCAGAAGAACACCGATACCATCTCCCAGTCCTCCTCCGTCTGGGTGCCGAATGCCAACCAATCCATTTCTCTCTCCGCCAACTCCTACGGCGTCATGGCGCTCCCCAACGGTGGCCTCCTCCTCGGGCCATCGGTCGCCCAAGTCGTCGGTGCTCCCGTCCCTTCCCTCCCCGATATCACCAATGGCTGTGCGGTCGGTGGGATCATCAACAACTTCCTCGGCTATGACAACAACCACTGGACGCAGATCAACTGCCTCGACGCCGCTCACACCGCGCACGGCGGGGTCGTCCGCAACGACGGTATGGGGGCGATCACTGCTGGCTTCACCGGTGCCTACAACGGCTCGGCGGGTGCGGGTATCGACGTCGCTTTCCCTACCTTCCCCTTCCACACCACCCTTGTCAACGCCACCCCCGCGTTCGGCGAGTACGTTGTCTTCTCCACGCCCTTCTACCATGACGGCACCGGAGGCATCGTCTGGTCTACTGCTAACGGGGCCACCACCGGGCTCCTCCGCGGCTTTCCCTGTAACGGCTGGGCGATTCCCGGTGGCGGACGCGTCTGGCTGATCGAGGGTGGCATCGTCCTCCCTTGGGTCCCTTCCGGTACCGCCACCACCCAGATCTGGAACACGATCTCCTACACCGATCCCTCCATCGGCACCGCCTCCAACCTCACCATCGGCACCCAGAAGACCCTCATCGACTACGACAACCCCGCGTCCTTCGGTGCCTGGGGCCAGTACGCGACCAACGAGTACTTCTTCGTCAAGACCAACCGCGGCGGGGTCATCGCTTCCGGCGACATCTTCAACCCTTCCATTACCGTCATCCCCACCGTCGCAGGCACCAACGGCCTCATTGGTCAGGCCCGTATGACCCCCATCGGCCTCGTCTACCGCTCTGCGGGCAACGGTGTCTGGGCCTGGAACGGCGGTGCCTCCGCCACCAAGATCTCCGCCCAGCTCAACGACTCCCTCTGGCCGGAGAACGCCGCCGCCAACTACGTCTTCCCCTCCAACGTCCGCTTCCCGAACTTCTACAACGTCGAGTACTACTCCAACAAGATCTTCTTCGACGGTGGCTTCTTCTACGACATCCCCACCGACTCCTGGTGGCGGCTTCCCCCCTGGGCCTCTGTCAGTTCAGTTGCCGGTACCACCTTCTGTCCCTACTTCTACTCCACCCTCAACGGCAACACCTCCTCCGTCAACGGCGTCTTCGGCGACATTGCCGCTGTCTACATGGGTGCGCCCTCCAACCTCGGCGCCAACAACCTCGTCGCGACCATCTATTGCTTCGACATGGCCTTCACCCAGTCTGGGCCCCCCACCGGCTTCTACCACTCCTTCTACGAGACCAACCCGATCCAATTCTCCTTCGACGATCTCGTCGAGGTCCAGGAAATCAACATCGTCATGCAGGGTCAGGGCACGATGACGGCCAACGTCCTCGGCATCCAGGGCGCCGTCGGGACGTCCTCAACCTGGGCCGTCACGAACACCAACTTTAACCGCGAAATCCTCACCTGCAAGTTCCAAACCGACGTCATCATCCTACAGCTCGGCTGGGTTCAGCAGCTCACCCTCGGCGTCGGCCCGTCCTTCCTCCCCACCCCCATCATCGAATCCATCGAGATCAAGTACCGCTCTGTCGCCCCGCTCCCGAGGAACATCTAACCACCATGCCTGTCCAATCCAACGCCCTCACCGCCATCCCTGCCGTTGTCGCGCAACAAGTCGCCCCTCAAATCAACACTACACCCAACCTCCAGCTCCAAAAACAGGCCTCCCAGAACCAGACATCCACCCGTCGCGACCGCATCAACCAGCCGTGGATGGTTAAACTCTTTCCGGTAACCGCTTTTTCCCCCGCCCACAACACCGTCACCGGGTTTGCCCTCGATTCCGCCCTCATCAACACCTACAAGGGCCTTATCGGCAGCAAATACCAACAACTCCAGTTCACAACCCTCTTCGGATCCGCCCTTGGCCAGCTCACCATCCCTCAATACGGCCTCTACGAGTTCAAGGTCAAGGCCACTTTCAACACTGGAGGCGTCCCGGTCAGCGGTGGCTGGCTCACGTTCAGCCTTTTCGTGCGGGTCAACGGGGCGAATGCCCTCGAATTCGACACCGTTCCCGGTGGAGCAGGTGCCCAGAACTTCGCCGGGGCTTATCTCAACGACATCGTCTTCCTCAATCCCGGTGATCTCATCAGTTTTACCATCTATCAGGCCAACTCAGCGGCTCTGGCCCTTCCGATCTTCAACAATCGGCCAGATGTCACCTCCGTCACCGTCCGCTACCTCGGTTTGACCTAAATCCACTTAGGACACCCCATGCCCTGGACATCATCAGACGCCTCTCGCCACAACAAGTCCCTCCGTACATCCACGCAGCGGCGCGCGTGGGCGGAAATCGCCGACAAGGCCCTCGCCTCGGGCAAATCCGAGTCCTCCGCCATCCGCATCGCCAATTCCGCCGCCCCGCGCGCCAAGCACTCTCGACATTACGCACAGAACATGGCACGATACGGCCCCAGAAAGTCCCGGAGGCAGTGACCAATGCCCACGACCGTCGCCCAGGAGATCATCAACCTCCGCATTGACCTTGACGACCCCACCGGCATCTACTGGCAGACCGCCGACTACCTCGTCTGGATGAACGACGCGCAGCTCGACATCGCGCGTCGTGCAGAATGTCTCATGGAATACGCTCAAACTTCCTGTGCGGCCAACGTCGCCCGCTATGCCGCTCCCTCCGACGCCATCCGCCTTCACGAAGTCACCTACTCACCCAACGACCCCTCCCAGATCTACCCCCTTTCCTACAAAGGCCGTCAAGAACTCAACGGCATCTGGTGGGTCAATCAGTCCACCCCCGCGACCTACCCCCTCTACTACACCACCTGGTCCCAACCCCCCTTTATCATGGTCCAGCTCTTCCCCGTCCCCTCCCAAATCGGTCAACTCGCCTTCTGGTACTACCGTCTCCCCATCCCCGTCGCCAACACCACCGATACCATCGACATCCCCGAGGGCTACGAACCCGTCCTTCGCGCCTACTGCCGCTACTGCGCCCGTCGCAAGGCCGGTGACCCGGTCTGGCAGGACGACAAGACCCTCTACGAGGAGGGCCTCGCCACCCTCGTCACCGACTCCCGCAACTGGACCGACAACGCCGGTCAGTTCGCGATGCAGGGGAATTGGGTGCCGGGTTGGCTCTACGCCGGGTTCGGCAGCTAGCCCGCCATGGCCCAGTCCGGACAGCCCGCCAGTCCCACTCCGGCTGCCCTCTCCTTCGGTAGCGGAGGTGGCCCGCTCTCCTCCTTCAACCCCATCCTCCAGGCCCTCTCCTCGGGCAATCCGGTCAACCCTCAGTCCGTCCCCGGTGTCTCCGGCCCCGATGCCGGGCTGTGGAACACCCTCCTTGCCGGGGGGAGCTTCGCGGCCGGGCAGTCCGCCGCCCAGGGTCAGGCCCTCCAGTCCGAGGCCTTCACCTCGGCCGTCCAGGCCGGGCAGGCCGTCCAACAGCAACAGGCCGCAGCCAACCTCCAGCTCCAGGGCATCGGCCTCTCCGCTCAGCAGATCGCCATCCAGCAGCGTATGGCCCGTCAACAGGCCGCTCTCAACCCCCAACTCCAGTCCGTCCAGCAACAACAGTTCAACATTCAACAAGGCCTCCAGACCGGCCTTTATCAAGGCTCAACCGGTGCCAACTTCGATCAGGCCCAGTTCAACAAGGACCAGTCCTCCGGCATGTCACCGGACCAACTCGTCGCCAAATACGGCCTCAACCCCTATCTTCAGCAGCTTGAACAACAGCAGTACAGCTCCCAACAGCAGCAGATGTCCTCCAATATCGGCGAACTGACCACCCAGCAACAGGCCGAAGTCGCGGGTTACGGGCAACAATGGGACCCGAATGACCCCAATTCCATGTACTCCCTCTCAAAAACCGGCCTCTCCGAACAACTCGCCAACATCCAAGCCCAGCACCAGTTCGCTCTCCCCCAACTCGCCTCCTCAGCAGCCGCCTCCGGTGCCCTCAACTCCGGTCAGGCTAAGCTCAATACCTCCCAAGAGGCCCAACAGTACGGCTACGCCCAACAACAGAACACCCTCCAGGGCCAACAGCTCGAACAGCAGCGTCAAGAGGCCGCTACCCAACAAGCTGCCGAGGTCTCTGCTTATCAAAACCAGCTCTCTAACCTCCAGGCCCAGCAACTTCAGGCCCAGCTCGGTCAGAAGGGCGAGACAGCTCAGTATCAGCAGCAGCAGAAGGCCGGTAAGGCCGGTCTCAAGTCCGCTGCTCTCGGTCAAAAGGCCGAACAGAAGCAATATCAGTACTCACAGAAGCAGATCCAGGCTCAAGAACAAGGCCTCGCCATCGCGCAACGCCAAACGGGTCTCAGCAAGGAACAGACCAAGCAGTCCATCGCCCAGTTCGCCGCCGCGACGAACACCTCCCAGCAACAGGTCCAGGCACAAATTGCCCTTGCCTTCCAGCAGAACAAGGGTCAGTTCGTCAACAACCTCATCAACTCCATCATGCAGGCCGGGATCGCATCAGGACAGTGGAAGAAGGTTGCACCGGCGAAGGGTAAGAAGTAATGGCTACCGGACTGTTCCCATCTATCGGTCACTTCATCTCCCGTCCCGCCAAGGCCGTCGGGGGCTGGTTCGAGCACGCCGGAGAAGACGTCGCCCGTGGCACCATCTCTGCCTCCAAGCCAATCGAGCAACAGGCCCAAGGTCTCGCCACTGCTGACAACTTCCCCACCGGTCAGACCGTCACCGACCCCGGTACCGGCCACTACCCCTATCAGCAGTTCAACTTCTTCAACGACATCCTCAAGGGCCTCTACAACAACGACCCCAATCGCCCCCAACAAGCCCCCTTCCCCCCTCTCAGATCCACCACTAAGGCCACCACCCCCACCCAGCCCCCCGAACCCCTCACCTTCCAGCAGATCGCCAACAAAGTCTTCAACCCAATGATCAACTCCCTTTCCTCCCCTACCGACACCGCCTACTTCCAATCCCTTGCCGCTCACCCACCATCCCCCTCCTCCCTACCCGCCGAGATCGCCACTACCCTCCACAACTCAGCCCAGGACTACCAACTCGGTCTCCGTGGCCTCCTCCACGCCGTCTCCACCCTCGAACCGACCCAGGCCCTCCTCAAGGGTATGGAGGCCATGCTCGCCTATCCCACCTCCACCTCCGCTGCCCAACCAGCCCCAGCCGCCACCGACCAGGCCAACTTCCTCTCCCAGCTCTATCTCCAACTCGCTGCCGAGCGTACCGGTGCCACTCCAGGCGTCTTCAACCCCCTTCCCCCTTCCTCACCCGGCGCTACCAACCCAGCCTCCGCTGCCGCCCAAGCCGCCCAAGCCTCCACCACCCCCACCCCCTCCCCCTCCTACTCCCAAGACACCCTCACCCAAAACATCCTCAATCATACCGGAGGCTTCTAATTGGCCTCTCCCCAACCCAAGGTCGCCACGTTCGTCCAACACTGGAACGAACGTAAGGGTTGGGCACAAGCCAATAACATCCCTATCTCCGCCTTCGCTCAGGCCGTCCGGTACGACTACAACCGGATGACCAACCCCCAGGGCTTTACCAATCCCATGTCGGATACGGAAGCCTTCGACGTTCTCCTCTCCTTAAAGGCTGGGCAGAACCCCTTCCGCACCCCCGCCGACACCGCCCCCTCGGTCTTCCACAACCCCTTCAACGCCATCCGCAGCGATGTCCAGGGCATCGTCACCGGCCTCTTTCACGCCCCCACCCAGCTCTGGCACGACGCCTACCAGGCCGCGCACGGCAACTGGGGGCCTGCCGTCCAGCTCATTCCCGGCTACACCGACGTCACCTCCCTCTTTTCCCCGAAGGGCCGTCAGTTCCTCGCCCAGCACCCCGTCTCGGACATGCTCGACTTCGGGGGTATCGGCAAGATCGCCGACATCGGGGCCACCTCCCTCCGCCAGATGGGGGCCGTTGCCGCTGCCGACACCCTCGACCGCATCCCCGACCACCCCCTCTCCCGTTCCCTCAACGCGGGCTTCACCAAGGCCGCGGACAACATCAAGACCATCGCCTCACTCCGCGACTACGGCACGACCGTCCTCGGCAAGATGGGCAAGCTCAAATCCCAACAAGACAACATCCTCCGCCCCAACTCCGCCGCCATCGCCCAGATGCGGGTCGCTCCCTTCCCCGACGCCGTCGACAAGGTCGGTGCCTCATTCGCCAACCCCACCCCCGGTACCCCTATCTTCGAGCACCTCGGCTCACTCCTCTCCTCCATGACCGAGGAGGAGCAGAACATCGCCCGCAACTACGTCATCTCGGGCACCATTTCCTCAGCCCGTGAGATCGAACTTCCCTCCAACCTCTCCGACCTCAAGTCCGTCCCCTTCCACGACTTTATGGCCGACCCCAACATCTCCGAAAAGACCAAGACCCTCACCCAGGCCTACATCGATGGTACCACCTCCCTCCATCTCGCCCAATGGCTCGTCCGTAAGAACATCCAACAATACACAAACGCCTTCACCGGAGAGCCTGGCTTTGACACCGTCGACGGGGCTTGGTCCAAGTTCGAACGCCGGTACAACCAGCGTATCTCTGCGGTCCAGAAAAACCAAGGCAACTTTGCCCTCACCGTCAGCAACATCTACACCGGCATGCACGCCCTCAACGACGAGACCACCCCCCTCCCTACTCCCCTTGCCACCTCCCCAAACGAATCAGCCTCCCTCTCCACCCTCCTCCGCCGTGCTACCGACTACTTCCACACCCGTCGCCCCACTACCCTCACCACCCCCACCCGCCGCTTCAACGAGCGCATGGACAACCTTTTCGCTGAGGACGGCCTCCTCACCGACATCATCAACCAAATCCCCTCCTTCCGTTCTTTCCAATACGCCGGTCCCATCCTCGACAACATCAACGCCGCCCTCACCTCCCTCCGCACCCTCCGCCTCCCTCACGACGATCCCGTCTACGACGCTCTCACCACCGCCCTCACCACGGCCCGCGACTCTATCAACAAGATCTCCGACGCCCAGCAATCCCTCCCCGGCATCGAGCGGGAAACCTCTGCCTCAATCCGTCGCGCCCAGACCTATGCCAAGCTCTACCACCAGAAATGGAACATGCTCACCCAGGGCCAGTTCGCCTATCTCGCCCAGCGCCGTCTCTTCCAGATCATCGACCAACACATCGCCTCCCACTACGATCTCGTCAACAAGAACTACCTCTTCGAGCGCAAGGAACGCGACGGTACCCTCGTCCCCATCGACGCTGCCACCGTCGAGGCAGGCCTTCGCGCCATCCACGCCCGCAACTTCTCCGATCCGGCCGTCCAAGCCCTCATCCCCAACTCCCAATGGCGTAAGTTCGAAGCCTCAGCCTGGTCAGACGTCTCCTCCTTCAAGGCTGCTGGCCTCAACCCCTACTTCGTCACCTCGGTCTCCGAATCCCAAAAGGGCCGTGTCCGTCCCACTCTCGGTCCCACCTCCCATTTCACCCACCTCCAATCCGAGCACTCCAAACGCGCCCTCCTCGGCGACTCCATCTACGATCCCCGTTACGGCATCCCAGCCGAGGCCATGGCCATCTACCGCCAGGACCTCATCAACCACATCATCAACGAGTTCCACAGCGAGATCTCCTACACCGACCAACAGATGGCGACAATGGCCCGCAACGAGATCTCTGCCATCCACCCCGAAGAGGCCGCTGCCGCCTCAGACTCCGAACTCGTCCGCAACTACGCCCGCAAGAATCGCTACGTCGAATGGGACCCCTACAACCCTTACGGCGTCTCCCGTAAGTTCGGCACCCCAGGCCTTCGCAACGCCAACCGGGTCTGGATCAAGGACTACAACAAAGACCTCATCGACGGGGCCATCAAATCCACAGACACCGAACTCAATAAGCTCTGGGACAAAGGGATGGAGGTCTTCCGCTTCTCCGTCCTCGCTGCATCACCACGTTTCGGTGCCCACATCATCGTCGGCACCGGCGTCATGACGGCCCTCCGCCTCCAACACCCCTTCCTCTCCCCCACCCGCTTCTCCCGCCAAGCTTGGTCCATGTCCCGCAACGCCAATGACCTCCCCTACTTCTACTCCCGTGGCGTCTCCGAACAAGGCCTCCAGGGTGAACTCGTCAAGAACCCCTTCGCCATCTACCACACCTTCCTCGGTCGCAAGCTCGGCAAGCTCTACATCGCCGCGCGCGAAGACAACCTTGCCCGCACCTCCAAAGCCATCTTCGCCCCATTCGACCACTACCGCTCCTTCCTCGAACACTTCGCCAACTTCTACCGCACCATCGCCTATCTCGAAGGCCGTGACAGATCACTCCGCGACCCCTCTCTTATCACCGATGAAGACGTCTTCGAGGCCCGCCGCTGGAACACCACCCCCGAGGACTACCACGGTGCGAAAAACGCCCGCAAGGTCGCCGCCGACATGCAGGTCAAGTCCCCTATGGAGCGCTCTATCATGCGCTTTGTCATGCCATTCTGGGGCTGGAATGCCCATGTCATCCGCTACCTCGTCACCTACCCTGCCGATCACCCCCTCCGCGCCTCCCTCATCGCCACCCTCGCCAACCAGGCCATCGGAGAGGACTCCCATCTCCCCGACTACCTCTTCCGTCTCACCTTCCTCGGCCAACCCAACGCCGCCGGTGACCAAGCTGTCCTCGACACCCGCCAGTGGAACCCCTTCCGCGACGTCGCCAACTACATGACCTGGGGTGGCTTCGTCTCCGCCCTCAACCCCGTCGCCGATGCCGCCCTTCAATCCGCCTTCAACGTCAACACGGTCTCCGGCTCCCCAGACCTCTTTCCCGAACTCACCTATGACTCCTTCTACGGCACCGCTACGGCCAATCCCCAAGGCGGCTCCTTCCCTATCGACCTCCTCAAGAACACCGTCCCACAAATCGATACCCTCCTCCAGGTCGCCTCTAAGACCTCTGCTATGCGCGAGGCCGCCCGCTCCACCCCCTCCAAACTCCCCTATCTCATCGCCGACTCCCTCGGTGTCCCCTGGGTCCCCTACAAGATCAACATCGGCCAGATCCAAATCCGTCGTACCCTTGACGAGTACCAAATGGCGAAGTCCGCTGTCGACCAGGCCATGGCATCCAACTCAATGGCCCCGCTCTCCAACTACTCCGGCTTCCTCCCCTTCCAAGGCTATGAGGTCGACAAGCAGTACATCGCCAACATGATCGCCCAGGCCGACGCCTACAACACCTCCACCGGCAACAGCTACCCCGCCTCCACTCTCTTCGCGCTCCCCTACGCGTCAGGCGTCGCTCCTACCTTCCTCACCGGCGCTCCCCCCGCAGGCTGAAAATGCCCCTCCCTGTGCCCCTCTCAGCCTCCCAAACCCCTCCCCGAGGGGTGAGGTACCGGGCAAACGGCACAGGCCCTTGTACCGCATTTTCCCAGTTCAGCCAGCAGTCGATCAACCAGTCGATCAACGGGAGTCGCCATGTCAAACCCAAACCTCAACCCCAGCTCCAACACCAACCGCATCACCAAGCTCCGTAAGCTCCTTCTCCAAGACGAACATCCTCAATGGTGGGTAGCGGGTCAATGTTCGGTCCATCCAACAACCCTCTCTACCTACTCCCTCGGGCGTAAGGAGATCCCGCCTCATCACCTCGTCAACATCTGCCGGTACTTCAAGCTCGACCCCGATGACATCATCGGCTACCTTGATGAACCGGACATCATTAACTGGGTCGACCCGCCACCACCCCCACCCTCATCACAGGAAGGAGACGATCCCTTATGGCCTGGTTCAGTTGTGCAACCCCCAAACCAATCACCACCAACACCGGAGGTACCCTCTCCCCCAACATCGGTTGCCTCATCCACCATGCGGTCACCGATTCCTCCACTCTCTATCCCAGATTCAATGACCCCTCATCCCAAGTTTCCGCCCACTTCTACATCACCCAGTCCGGCCACATCGAACAGTACGTTGACACCTCGGTTGTCGCCTGGCATGCGCGGGACCTGAACGTCAACTACGTCGGCGTCGAGACCCAGGGCTGTGCCACTCCTCCCTATGCCGACCCAATGTCCGACGCCATGATCGACGCCTTCGCCACCCTCTATTCCGAGGGCATGGCCCGTCATAACTGGCCCGCCATCCTCTGTGAGCAAAAAGGTATGCACGGCTTCGGCTACCATCGTCTCCCCGGCTCAGACAACGCACCAGGTGGTCGCTTCCCCACCGGCTGTCCCTGTGACCTCCGCAAGAACAACCGCCAGACCATCCTCAACCGCATCACCAACCCAACTCCAGCCCCCAAACCCCCCACCCCTACCCCACCACATCCAGAAATCGAGGATCTCATGCCCCTTACCTGCATGCTCGACAAAGACGGCAACAACCTCATCTACGGCGTCGATCCCCAAGGCAACCTTTGGGAAATCACCACTAAGCCTGCGGACGCCTCCACCCCAATGACACGCACCTACCGCTGGTCAAACATCACCGCCAACGGTCAGAACGGTCAGAAGCTCGCTACTTGACCAACGGCCCTCTCGACCCCAACGACCCCCACCCCAACAACGGAAGTAACAACCACAACAACCACCACCAACTTCATCGCCTCAGTGGCCGAGACCTCGTCGCGATCATCCTCGCCTTCGGCGCATCAGCAGCCGTCCTCACCGCATCCATCGGATCGGTGGTAGACCGTGCCTTCGAGATCACTGCGACTGAGGGCCAACTCCTCGGAACGGTGATCGGTGCGTCTATTGGAGCGGTCGCTACCTATCTCGGTGGGCGGTCTTCGGAACAAGAGTAGCTACCCTGTGGATAAGTTCCAAATGTTAGGGTGTTGTTAGTGTGGTGTTAGCGTTTGGTCAAGAGTAAGGGTAGTAAGGGTGGTAGTAAGGGGTCGACAGTATGCGTAAGCTTTAAAATAAAAGATACCTTTCCCCTTCCCCTTCCCCTTCCCCTTCCCCCCTCAGCGCTTGCTCAGGCAACTGCTCCCTAACATTTTCCCCCCTTGACAGGCCGCTGACCTGGGATTAGACCTCTTTTGCCGCCTCCACACGCACCCCCCCACCCACTACATGTTGTGGTTGTGGGCGGCTCGGAGGGGCACATGTTGTGGTTTTCTCCCCAGGAGGTCTTTTCGCCATGCCTTCGATCAAGCGCACTGCCTTCAACAACCAATTCGAGGACGGTCTTGACGACCCGCTCGACTTTGACTCCATGACGCCGCACCAGCTTATCTCCCTCGTCCGGACTCAAGATGAAGAACTCCACCCTGACGACGATCAGATCCGTGGTCGTCTCCTCAAGCGCTTCGGGAAGGCCCGTCTCATCCAATGCTGGGTTGATCCACAAACGCTCGGTCGTATCGAGAAAGTCGTCGGTCATCGTGGCTTTGACAGTCGCTACCCGTCCCTCTCCAACTTCATCCGCTACGCCCTACTCATCACTGTTCGACAATCTGAGCACGACTTTACATCAGGCTATCTCGATGGTCTCAATGCCTTCTCCGACCGCGTCAATGCGTCAATGGCAATGGTAGATACCGTGATGGACAACGCTTCCCTTGTTGACCGTTTCAAGGAGGCTCGTCACAAGTGTCGCAACGACCGCATCGCCCTTCAGCAACTCCACGACGCCGCCTTGCAACTTGTCGCCGAGGAGCACATTTCTCCCTTCATTAAATCCCGTCTCCTCAAGATCGACTGGGAACCGGACGACGACTGACGACTGACAACTGACGACTGACAACCCAGGGTGCAGCTCTCCTTCTCTGCCCTCCCATCATGGGCCACCTCACTCCGTCCCCAACAAGAGACCGCAATCGCCAATGTCCTCGCAGCGTTTCGGTCCAGCCCGGTCGTCTTCCTCGAAGCACCCACCGGCTCCGGCAAGACTCTCATCGCCGACATCGTCCGCCAACATCTAGCCCCCAGAGCCCTCTATGTCTGCCATTCCCTCTCACTTCAAGAGCAGTTCCGAAAGGATTTTCCTACGGCTGCTCTTATCAAGGGTCGCTCCAATTATCCCACTCACAATCATCCTCTACGATTTCGGTCTGGTCCAGCTCACCTCCAACTCTCTTGTGAGGACTGTAATCGGAGCAAGTTTAACGATGGCTGGCGTTGCGCTTGGTGCGACCCTGTCGCCGACTGTCCGTACGAGATCGCGAAATACGATGCTCTTCTCTCACCTGTCGTCTGTGCGAACTCTCTCTATCTGCTATACGAGCTTAACTTTGGTGGCATCCTCCGTAACCGTGATCTCGTTGTTATTGATGAGGTAGACACCCTCGAATCAGTCCTCATGTCGTTCATCAAGGTTTCCATCACCGAGTCAAGGATGCGAGAGTTTGGCCTTCCGTACCCCGATAAAAAGACCGTCATGGCGAGTTGGTGTGACTGGGCGCAGGAATGCTCGGAGATTGTGGGCCGAGCTAGATTTGACGAACAAGGAAATCTTTTTGATCCCAGCCCTGACCTTCGCAAACTACGTGCCCAAAAGCGCCACCTATCTTTTGCACGGGAACTCGGACGGCTGCTTGACCCTCTCACTGGTCTTATGTCCGGAAACTGGGTGTACGACGGCTATCGCGACAACGACGTCATCTTTAAGCCCATTTCCGTCGCCCCCTACGCCCACGACTATCTTTGGCGATACGGTCGACAATGGCTCTTAATGTCTGCAACGATCATTTCGGCCGAGGAAATGGCAGCTTCCCTCGGTCTCGTCCCTTCCAGCTTGTAACCGTACCATCAACATTCCCCCCCGCCCTCCGTCCCATCTATCCCTACGGAGTTGCGAATGTTACCTATAAGACACGAGATACCGCCTATCCAGCTCTCGCTACTGCCCTCGATATCATCTGCAATCGACACCCGAACGATCGAGTCCTGGTACACACGGTTAGCTACGATCTCGCTCGGTATCTCCGAGTCAATTCAAACGCTGGAAGACTTCGCGGAGTGGCTTACGAATCTTCCTACGAACGAGACCCCGCTATCCACCGTTATCTCCAGCAACCTGCCGCTGTTCTCCTGGCATCATCTCTGGAACGAGGGATTGATCTTCCCGGAGATGACTGTCGGGCTATTGTCGTCTGTAAGGTCCCTTATCTCTCGCTTGGAGACAAGCAAGTATCTGCTCGCCTCCATGTCAGAGGAGGGGAACTCTGGTACGCCGTTCAGACAATAAGGTCTCTTGTCCAAATGACCGGTCGTGGGATGCGCTCTGATGACGACTTCTGTGAGTCCTACATCCTCGACACGCAGTTCCACAACAACATCTGGCGACGGTATCGAGGTCTGCTACCGTCCTGGTGGAAGGAAGCAGTTATCACTAACGTCGGTCCATTAAGATAGGAGTCCCCAATGGTTTCGGAAAAGCGAGCGATCTTCGACGCTCAGTTCGGCAGTGGTCTACGCGAAGAGTACGACTTCAACATCCTCAAGGCTTCCTTCGGGTACGACCTCGGCTATCAAAACGGCCAACAGCTCCTTCTCATCCTCGAAGGCTTCGATGAGGAGGAAGAGGAAGCCCGCGAGATCCTGTCCATGGGATCGGGGTGGGAATCAACGGACGGGATCACTGCAACTCACCCGCACAAGGCCAAGCCGAACAACCGCTCCACCTTCTCGCGCTGGTGCGCCTATGCCGCCGACTCCATCGAGGCCAAGGGTCAAGACTGGCTCCTCGACAAAGACGTACTCGACTCGACCATCTGGAACGATACGAAGTGGCACTTGCAGGAGAAGGAGATCGTCCCGGCCTTCACGCCCCGTGGCGAGAGTCAAGAACGTCCGGCCACCATCCGTCGCATGCCGGTCGAGTTCCTCGGCTTCATCAAGGACGACGGGAAGGCAGGCGCAGAGGTCATCCAACCCTCCGAGAACCCTCCGACCGAACCTCCGCCCCAGACCCTCCAACCCACCGTCCAACCCACCCTCCAATCCACGCCCTCCAACGGCAGCCTGGAGTCCACCCTCACCGCCCTCGCTCGCTCCTCAGCCGACTTCGGCACCTTCATCTCCGCTGCCATGCAACTCCCGAACATCCAGACCGACGAACAACTCGCCTCGTCCGTGATTGACGGTTCCTCCAGCGGGTACTACGCTACCCATCATCAGTAACCCAGTTTGAAGGGAACCACCAATGCCTGATTTGAACGACGAGTTGGAGTTTGACGACGATGAGCCGCTACCCGAGGAGCTGGAGATCGTCTACAGCTCACTCCCCGACTCACCCGAGTTGGACGGTCTGTCTCTCGACTTCGAGGCTCCACCCGAAAAGCCCGTCCGTGCAACTCGCGAGAAGAAGGTCGTCCTGGCGTGGGAGGAATATCTCGCCTTCCTCGTCAACACTCCGGGCCGTTGGGCACGACTCTACGAGTTCAGCGCCGACGGAGATTCCAAAGAAGCGGCCAAGCGGGCACGAGTCAGGGCGCGTACAATTAACACCCGGCTGAAGAAGACCCAACCCGCGCAGATCTGGGAGGTTGTCGCTGTGGAGGGTCGGGACTCCCAGAATGCCCCCACAGGCCTCTGGAAGGTCCATACACGCTTCGTACGCCCCGCCACGCCCCAGGAGCTTACGGAGCGTCTGGAAGCGGCTCAGAGGGCCGCAGAGCGAGCCAAGCACGCCGCCGCCGCTCGCTCTGCCCAGAGGGAGGCAACGTCGGCTGCTTGAGCCAACGGGGAAAGGGCTGGTAGACGTGGCATCTCCTCCCCCAACCCGAGCGTTGCCCCTGAGCGGCCCCCCGGCTTTCCTTCCGTTGTCTGGGGGGCCGCTCACCTTCCCTCCCCCTCACCATCTTGAGAAAGGACGCCCATGTCCGATGAGCCTATCGTCTATCAGGATGGCGGAAGTACTATCTATCGTGCGTCTGCCCTATCTACATGCCCTCGTGCCTTCATCTACGCACATCAGCAGCAACCTCCCTCTCCCATCCCATCTACCCTCCAGACCGCCTTTGATGAAGGCAACGACCTTGAGGGCAGCATCCGCGACATGCTTGTCCGCCGGGGCTATAACGTGTCGCACGCCCAACAGGAAGTCAACGCTACGGTCGCTGGTGCGGTCGTCCGGGGGCACGTCGACGGCATCGCCTTTACATTCAAGGCGGTCCCGATACCCCGCTCCCTCATCGAGATCAAGGCTCTCTCTCACGATCACACCGAGAAGTTCCTCTCTCCTGAACCGTGGGACGTACTACCATTATTCAACGGGTACTTCTATCAGGTTGCCGCCTACTGCATGGGTCTGAGCGAGGAGTTCGACTTTCTCGTAGAGCAGGTCATCTTTGCCATCTACGACAAAGACAGGCAGCATCTCCATGAGGTGAAGTTCACACGGGACGAGATCAGGCGTTGGGAGCTTGACATCTACCGTCTCATCTCCTCCTACGACACCAACCTCAAGACCTACAACAACACCGGCGATCTTCCTCCCTGCTCCAAGGGTAAGTACTGCCCTTACTGGACGCTCCATGAGGAAGAGACCATCACCGACCCCGAACTCGAACTCGCCCTCATCTCCTACGATGCTGTCCATGAACGGGTCCTGTTCTTCCAATCCCTGGAGGCAAAGCTCAAGACTCAGATCAAGGCCAACATCTCTACCTCCGATGTCCAGAAGGGCCGGGTCGGGCAGTTCCGCTTCTCCTACTCAGAGTTCCGGACCACCCGTCTCGACACCCGTTCCGTCGCCGCCTATCTGAAGTCGGAGGGGATCTACGAGCGATATGCCACCTCGGTCCCATCATCCCGTCTGACAATTGAGAAAGTTGAGAAAGTGAGCGAAGATGCCGAAAAAGTCCCGTCTCCAACCGACGCTCCCACACCTACTGCGGAAGGCGTCAATGAATGAATGGCTCACCCTCAAGCAGAACTGTCCCGACTTCTCTGAATGCTGTGGGGAACTTACACTCAATACGACCAATACAACCCATGACGACTTCCGGATCTGCCAGCGCCATTCCGACTATCTGGAAGGATTTCTGGCCGGTTATCGCTCCAACCCCTCTCACCCATCCCTCCCCTCCCGTCTCTCCGACCTCTCCCACCCCTCCCACCTTCATCATCAGAGTGGGACTGGGAACAACTAATGCCCTTTATCTCCTCCATTCCCGCGCGCGAACGGATTCTCCTCTATTCCGAACCGGCTTGCGGCAAATCCCACGCCGTCACCGAACTCGGCAAGCTGCTTTCCGCTACTCAGTCTCCCTCCCATATCTACGTTATCGACAACGACAAGTCCTATACGAAATCCGTCGCGCTCAATGGTCTCTCAAACATCAGCGTCTTCGAGGTGTATGAGTGGCCTGAGTACGGGGACGCTCTCTCCAAAATCTTCCCTCAGCTCCATCGTGATGATTGGTTTGTCTGTGACCTTGCCTCAGAAGCCTGGCCCGCGGTCCAGGAGTACTACACCCAGGAAGTCTTCGGGGAAGACACCGGGTCCTTCTTCCTCCGTGTCAAGACCGAGCTTCAACGCGATACAGAGTTCGGAGGGTGGACCGACTGGAAGTACATCAATAAGTTGTACTCTTCCTTTATGCGACCATTCATCTATAAGTCCCCGTGTCACATTATCGCTTGCTCAACTGCTGATCCGGTTGCTCGATCAACGGGAAGCGGTGGCGGCAGGAGCAGCGTTGGGGATGATCGTGAAACAATTTCGGTGTTTGGAGGAGTTGGGCATAAACCTAGTGGGCAGAAGCGACTCAAGCACCAATTCGATTCGACTCTCTTTCTCCATAAAGACCTCAGAGGACGGTACCTCTACACCAGTGTCAAAGACCGTGGACGACCTCTCCATATAGGCGAACCCATGATCTCATTCCCGCTCACCTATCTGAAAGGAGTCGCTGGATGGCAGATCCAATAGATCCAATGACCACGCCGCTCCCCGAACTCACCCCCCTCCCCTTGACCGAGGACGTCACCATCAAGCCGCCCGACCGCGTCCTCTCCCACGGCCACGTCGCGCACTGGACGCCCGCCTACGTCGACAACAACGACGGCAGGGGAGCGGTGATCGGGGCCTGGCACCCCTACTGCGTGGACTGCTCGACCGCCGAGACCGACTACATCTGGCCGTGCCGCCTCGAACTCACCGAACCGGCCAACCCTGCCAACCCGGAGCCCCCCGCGGGTGAGGGAAGGCCAGTGACATAGGCTCGCGCGCGGGGAGGCTGGTTACCCCCTTCTTCCCGCTCATCCTTGCTCTCCCGCCCCTGCACCCCTCCTCGATCCCGACCCAATCCCAGGTCCTTCATTCACCGATGGGCAGGTGCATCGCCGATCATGAATCTCATGCTGACCCTACGACTGCATACGGAGGAAAGTGGCAGTTTAAGAACGCTCAATTGGCACAGACAGTGGGGATGCCTGCATCTGTGTTTGCTGCGTTATCAGGCCCCTCGAACACTGTTCCCGAAGGGGAACAGGACGCTTTTGCATATCAGGCTTGGCTCTATGGCGAAAGGACACTGAACGATGGCTGGTACTGGTGGAGCACCGAGCACCTCTGCCTCAACACAATCAACAACGACTGACCCCGTTGACCCCGTTGACCCCGTTGACCCCGAACCAACTCCCGATCCCCCTACCGATCCCCAACCCCCCGATCCCGAAGTCGAACCCGAACCCCCCACCGATCCCCCTACCACTCTCCCCACCGACTGTGACATCTGCTCCCATCCCACTTCCCTCCACTACGCCTCCGGCTTACCCGGCTCCCCCGGCTACTCCTGCCAGGCCACCGTCTATGTCCATGGCGCGAACGAGTACTCCTACCCCTGCCCCTGCGTCGCCCTCTTCCCCACTCCCGAATGACCGACCCCGACTCCGACTCCGACCCTGACTCCAACTCCGACTCCGACTACCCCGATCCCCTTTCCGCCGATCCCCTCCTCAACTCCGACACCGATCCCGACCCCAACCCCATCCCATCCCCCTACACCGAGATCCGGCGCACCATCTCCGGCGTCCTCCTTTGTTCCACCTGCCACGCCTTCTGGCTCCCGGATGACATCGACTACCCCTACGACTGTGACTACTGCCCCAACCAGGTCACCAAGACCGACGACCGGGGACATGCCTACCTCCAGCACTGCAACGGCATTCTCCACATCGGTAACTTCGTCACCACGTTCATCGAGACAGAGACACGCCACAACCCCCAGCACGTCTACTAACCCAATCTCCAATCCCCTTCAATGATCTTCCGCTCCCCCACCGAACAATCCCCCCACCTCACAACCCTCGGACCAACCTCCCCGCTCTGTGAGTCCAACGGCTGTGACTTCCTCTCCATCTCACCGACCGCTCGCGTCGGCTTTCAGCGCAAGGAAATCAACGACTTCTTCAACTCTCTCGTGGATGGCCGTCTTCAAAAGGAGCTAGCCCAAATTGAAGCGTCCCTCATCCTCACGCAAGCAGTCCTCATCATCGAAGGCCCGATCTCCTTCACAACGGAAGGATCCCTTCTCTCAACCTCCTACTCCCAAGTCACGCGCGCCCAACTCCGATCCATCGAGGCAGGAATCCAGCTCCGATCCATCGTCGTCGTCCACACCGACTCCACTAAAGATACAGCTTCGGCTATCACTAGCCTTGCCATCTACTTCGGAAAAGCAAACCACACAGCTCTGGATCGAAGACCTAAAGTCTCGTCTGGTTGGGGGCGAACAACCACCCGCGCTTTTGCTAGTCACCTCCTCCAGTCCTTCCCGGCAGTCGGGCCACAAGTGGCTGATCGAATCTATCAACATTTTGGTGGAGTCCCCATCGCCTGGACCTGCACCGCTGAAGACCTTATGGCCGTCCCAGGGATCGGCCGACGTACCGCCGAGCGCCTTATCGCCGCTCTCGCGCCAATCCCGATGGACACAGCTTCAATTCCCCATGCGTCAGATCGGAGCTAACCCATGACCATCCACGTTGACGACCTCGCCCTCACCATCTGGCAGGCCGTCCGCGACCAAGCCCCCACTCGCACCGAGTTCCTTTCCGATGACCCGATGCGCGACACCCCGATCTCTTTCTGCTGCGTCGGCCGGGACTGGGTCAGGCGCTTCCGCATCACCGTCGAGACCATCACCGAAGAGGACTTCGAGGGGGACTACCAGCACTCCCAGTTCCACCCCGACAACCCCTTCTCCCTCCTCCCCACGCTCGAAGAAGAGGAGGAAGAAGAGTAGGAAGAAGGTAATCCCCCTCAATCCCCTCCACTCTTCCCTTGACATTCTCATCCCACCTCTGTACACTCCCCAGAGGGAAAACCTTCCTGCGGATCGGCTCAGACCACAACAGGCCGATTGCGATTGGGAGAGGGACAAGAGAAGAAGACCTCCGGGGCACACCATCCCCCCGGAGGTCTTCTTCTTTCCTCTTCCTCTCTCCCTTCCCTACTCCACCTCTACCGTCACCGTCACCTTCAGCTTCTTCGGGGCGCTGCCGGTGTGATTCCAGCTCCGGATGATCCTCGACGCGACGAAGCGGTGAACCTGGACGTCGAGGCCGTTCAGCGCCTTGGCCGAGAAGGTAAGGTCCGGGTCCCGCTTCAACGCCTCGCCCGTCCGCTCCACCTCGAACCTCATCTCGTCCTGGTCCATCGAGATCCAGTCGACCTGGCTCCCATCTCGGACCACCTCATCCACATCATCTACACCATCCACCCCACCATCCCCATCAACACCATCAACTCCATCCTCATCCACCGTTCAGTTCCCCATCCCCAATCGGAACCTCCACTTCCGGCAGGTCCCGGAACCGCTCGAAGCTCATGTCCAGCCAGCCCCTCCGCGGCTCGTCGCTTCCCTTCATCTTCAGCATCAACTGTGTCCTGATCTCCTTGTCATTGTGGACCATTGAGAAGATGACAAGATGGATCCCGGTCGGGTCGACCAACTCGTCGGCCACCCTCGGATCCAGCGTACGGTTCTTCTTCAGCCGGATACTCTCGTCATTAATCACCTGCAACAACGGAGTCCCCAGCACCTTAATCTTCGTCGCCACCTAACTATCCTTTCCCTTGCCCTTTGCAATCCACTTCAACATCCTTTCCCGTTCCCTCTCCTCTTTCTTCCACCTCCTCCATCTTCTCCATCTCCCCCACATCCTCACGCGTCAACAGCTCCTTGATCCTTGCCCATTGTCTTAGGTTCCTATACCTTTCCGCT